ATCAAATCATCGTCCATGACGCATCACGTCCACGACGAACGTCACGAAAGTAAGCAGCAGCATCAAACCACCGAACCACGAAGCGAGCTTCGTCGGGATCGAGTTGTGCGCGTCTCGGGCTCGCGCGTCGAACTTGTCGCTGATATCGCCGCGAAGAGACGATATGTCGTCTTTCGTGGCCACTCGGCCTGACATTTCCCGCAGCGTAGAGATCAATTCCTCGTGTCGCTGAACGGACGCGTCAATCCGAGCTATATCGTCGTCGTGTCCGTCAACGCGTGCTGTCACCTTGGCGATTGCCTGGGCGTGTTCTTGAATAGCGGCTTGCATTTGGCTGTCCATTTATAAACGCCCCGTCAGTTTGATGGATAGATCGTGAAATTATATGTGGCTCCGGCGTTTGAGAATATACCGATCCCCCCCGCGCCGCCCCCGGCAGACCCGCCCCATTGACCATTACCGACATACGAAAGCACTAGTGATCGGCCGAGAGTTGTATTCGTAGCTATAACGTTTCCGGTATAAGTTGGGTGGAGATCGGTGCTAAAAACGGACAAATTGGCGGCTGAATTGGCTTCCTCAAGTCTCCAAATGTATCCACCTGACACGCTGAAAAATGGAGTTCCGGTAAAGTCAACGTAAAATACGAAAGCGCTTTGCTGTTGAACGGTACCATTAGCATTGACGTGGCCGGATTGACCAAGTAAATCACTAAAACTCACTGGCAACGTAGGTTTTGCAGCAAGCGCAAGCACCCACGGATGGTTAATCGATAGTGGCAGCGAAAGGCCTAGTTCGGTTGCGATCTGCGACATGGACAGCGGAAACGATGCGGGAAGCGTCATTTGACCGGCTCCAACAGGGCGCGCAGGCGCAATACCTCGCGCGCGAGTTCGATCACCGCGACGAGCGCGGCATTGCCGTACGCAACAGATAGCATTCCTTGTGATCCTTCTAGAACCGCCTCCGGCAATACCTCGCGCAACGATTGCGCGCCGACGCCAGCATGTCGAATTCCATCCTCAAGATCGGCGCGCTCGTAAGTTCCGCTTTTGACCGAGGCGAGTAGCTCGATAAAATCGGACGGCATAGGTTGCCAGTCTGTTTTAAGGCGCTCGTCTGAAGACGATGTAATGTTTCCTTGGACAATTAGATTGCCGCTATCGTCTATGCTTAGAATCTGTTGCGTATAAGCGCTGTTGACGATGCTCAATGATCCGTTAAGCGCGCGGATGTATTTGTTTGGGGTAGTTGCGCCGTTGCCGAGAAGCGCAATGCTCGCTCCATATGATGTATCTGCTGTCCCATTAATCGTCAGGGTGCCTTGATCCCCGTTCACCGCATTTAGGGTAAGGCGCGGGAAATTTGGCAACGATGGATTAGACGGATTGAGAATCCCAATGTCAACCTCGGACAGCCCGCTATCAAGAGCGCCGCTACCATCCACCGAGAGCGTCACGGTGGTGAGCGACGTGTACGCGGATGCCGTGATCGTCCCGTACACCGTACCGGCTGTGACCTTCGCGCGCACTCTGCGGCCCACCGTATAGACGCTCGTGCGGTTCGTCGGCACGGTGAACTGCGTGCCGCTAACATAGGTCGGCGTATCACCGAGATTGAGCCATTCTGGCGACTGGAACCACGTCGCTACGGCCGCCATCATCGCGCGCGCGGAGTCGTTGACGGTGCTCGGTGCCTGCCCTTCCTGCCAGTTGATGGAGGGGTCAGCCGTGGCGTTATTTGCTGCGGTTGTGGACCATTGCCAGAGAGCCATTTCGGTTCACCTTATAATGCGAAAACCCGGCACGCGGCCGGGTTCGGAGGATTCGTGATACACGATATGCTGGTATTCGGCCTAGCCAAGCTAGGCATCGTCGCAGTCATCTCATTTGTTGCCGGAATTATTCAGGCCGCCAAGAAGCCCGTTCACGGCCGCTGGTCGACCGTAATTCAGCAGCCCCTGCATCAACGGGCCTGGAACAGACTGCGCCGACGCGGCAGCACGAGCATCGAGGTACGGGAGGATCGTGTTCGGGTCCATCAGAAGGCCCGTTAGGCGGTCTTCAAGCCGGCCGCCAACCATCTTCCCTAGTTTGTTGGCGCCAGTGAACACGCCGGCTGCTATGTAGGGATGCCCGGTAAGCAGCGCGGCGCCGGTCGCCAATCCCTTCCCGAGTCCGGTCGCCCCCTGAAAACTAGGCCCATAGAGGTTGCGGGCCAACCATCCATTTGCCCCGATGTTATAAGCGGTGTCGCTTCCGCCCATCTTTACCGAGTTTGACAGGGACTGCCGCTGAAGATCCTGCCCGATCCCCTGAAGCGTGTTGAGTGCACTATCATCAATCCCATATTTCGCCGCATTGCCACTTCCCATCGCGCTCATGAGCGCAGTCCGATAGGGGTTCAATTGAAGTTCGGCGACGCCGCCGCCGATACCCGGAATCATGTTTTTCGTGCCGAGCTTGTTGGCGATCTGCTGACCTACCTCCATCGTATTGATCGGCACGCTGCCGGCTGCGTAGGCTGCGTCAGCCTGTTTCACGCCTGGAATGTAGGCATTCGTCCAGTTATCGACCTGGCTTTTGAGCGCCGTCAGAGCGCCGGCCCGAGTATTTGACCCCGCGCGCTGCGCCTCGCCGATCATGTCACCGAGCGCACGCGACGTATAATCGAGCGCGGCGCCGTTGATCGTTTTGGATTGCGGCGTCGGCCAAACAGGAGCCACCCCGCGCCCCGTCGCCGAATTGAGCGAAGCCAGCGCGTCAGCACGTTGCATCGCTTCCTGCATCTCGGGAATCTGCGCGTAACGCATGAACGCGGGCCCGACGTTCGCCGTCGCACTGTGAGCCGCGTCATAGAGTGGCGTTGATGCCGCGTCACGTGCTTTCTGCGCGGCCTGCATTGCCGCGTCATCCTGCGCCACACCCTTGAGTGTTTGCCAGCGGGCGATATTGTTATCGCTTGCGCGCTGCATAGCGGCAGTCTTGAACGGTGTAATGTCGTTGGCCGCAGCTTTCTCCGTCTGCACCATCACCGGTGTCTGAGCCGCTTGAGCAGTCGTCGGAATGGAACCCGGAACGAATTGCTGCGCGCCGCGAATATTTTGCGCCGCCGCCGCCGCCTCGGCTGGGTCCATCGCATTGGCCAACCCTTCGCCGACGTAGCGCATCGGTTGCACGACGGGGCGAATAGCGTTCCAAAGACCCTGGCCGGCCGCCTGCGCGCCTGCCATGACTGCGGGCGTTGCCGCGCCCATCAGCCCCCCCAAACCGACTTGCTCGCCCTTCTGCGTCCAATAATCGTTGCCGGGTTGGTTGACCGGCATCATGGCCGCACCGGCCGCGCCCTGGGCTGCGCCGAGTCCGACTTTGCCAGCGAGAGACAACCCAGCGTATTCAGGTCCGATTGCCATCGTCGGAAGGGTGCCCGCGATCTGTCCGCCGACATTACCTGTGCCGGCGACGATCGGGTGCGCGTCGGAATACTGGGCATATTGCTGGTCGATATTCGCAAGTCCGTGCTCGGCGTCTTGCGTCAACCAAGGGCCGACATGATCCGATCCGAGCGCGGTCATACCGCGTCCGGCCAATTGCTGCAATCCGAGCATCGTCGAGCCGAAGCCATGACCGAGGCCGGCTCCGAGCGACGCAAGCATTCCAGGCTGCGAGGATTGCGCGACTTGCGGCGCGCGCAACGCGGGCGGAACCGATTGCGCCGTCGCATCGCGCGCGAGCAGTGCGTCAACGGTCTTCGGCGCGCTCGCCACGCCGGCCGCCCCCTGCGCACTCGGTTGCGTCGCGAGAAAATCGTCGATCGCGCTCATTTGAGTTGCCCCGTGCGCACCATCAGGTCGAGCGCCGCTTTCATCTTCGGGTCTTGGATGGCTTGCTGCAATGCTTGCGTGCGCGCCGGACTTGGGGGCGCCGACAGGAACGGCAGCAGCTTAGGCATCATCGACGGCGTTACCGTATTGTCGAATTGCGCTGACAACTGCGTGTACTGCTTCGGATCGCCAACCTGGAATACGGGCGAAAGGGCTTGGCGCTTGACATGGCGCCAATCAAGCTGATTCAATTGGTCGGTGAGACCCGTCAGTTTGGCCGACTGCGGCTTGTCAAAGCCGGGAACCGAGTTTTCGAGCGTCTCGCGCGACGCATCAGTACCGGCGTTCCCAAGAGCCTTCCCTTGCATCGCAATGAAATTGGCCTGCAATTTCTGATACGTCGCCGCATCGCCGCTAATTTTGCTGGCATAGTCGGCAGGCATCATTCGAGGGATGAAGTCGCCGATCCCTTGGTTTTTCGCCATCCCGAGCATCTGCTGCAAGACCTCTCGGGACTGCTGGTAGTTGTCGTCCGCATCGGATAGCGCACCATGCGCCTTTTCCATCTGCTGCGCCGGAGCACCCTGTGCGACGTTGGCCGCCGTCGTCGCGCCGAGCGGTGCGGCTGCGTAGATCGGCGTATGCGCGGGCGCGCCGCTGCCAAACACCGCGCCCGGACCGTTCTCGTGCAGCATGATCCCCGTCGAGATCGCCTGACGCACGGCGGGGTTCGACAGGTCGATCGGCTGATCCGGTTTCACGCCGAGACGCTGCGACACATCTTGGATGTAAGCCTGCGTGTTGTTCTCGTTCGGGGGCGCCCATTTGGAAATCACGCCGGCCAGCGTGTTGACGCCCTGTTTGCCGTAGCTTTGCAGGTTGTTGTCGAGTTGCGCGAGCCCCGTTTGCATGTCGGGGTATTGCGCGAGCTGGCCGCCCGGCATCAGCGCGCCTGGGTTGTTGTTGCGCAGCGGAGCTGGCATACCACCCGAAGCCGCCGCCGTGCGGTTCGTCACCGGCAACGGATTGCCATTCGCATCGACGCCGGCATACGGAAGCATGGAGCCTTCACCGCCGGCCTTGGCCGCCGCCATGTCCGCAGTGACGCCCGCGGCGCCCGGAATTGAGTTGATACCTACCACATTCCCCGACGCGTCGAATACCGGGGTGCCGCCGGCCGGGATATTCGGGTTGAACGCCATCGGCTGCATCGTGAGCGGATTGCGCAGGATTGCGCCGGGGCGCGCGTTGACGGGCGCGATGTAATTGGCCTTCGCGACGCCGGCCGCGTTCGCCGCCTGGATCTGATCCGGCGTCAGGCCGCCCTGGTAGCCCATCTTCGTGATGTCGGTGGGCATCTGCATCGCGAGCGTCGGGTCGTGCTCGACCGCCACACGCATGAGATCCCCGCCGCCTTGAATTCCAGCCATGTTCATCAGCATCCCTTGCTGGAATAGCTGCTGAGGCGTCTTGCCGTAGATCGTGCCGCCAGCCGGGGGAGCCAGGTTCGCCGGTGCGGGTTGGCCCTGCGGCATCTGCGCGGCCGTCGGCGTCGAGGTACCGAACATGGTCGAGTAGGAGGGGGACGCTGGCGCAGCGCTCGACGCGGGAGCGGATTGCGCGCCCTGACCCATTCCCATGAGCCCTTGCATGGCCTGCATTTGAAGCATCTGGCGCTGGGTGTTCATCGCGCCCGCTGCCCCCTGTCCCATGCCCTGCAATCCCGCCCCCATCGCCTGCCCCATGCTGACCGGGATGCGGGACGGCCCGGACGCCTGCAACAAGCCGCCAGCCATTCCAAGCAAGCCGGCCGTTTGCGGATTGGCGAGCAACCCCATGAAGCCGCCGTCACCGCTCGATCCGTCAAAGGGTCCCATAATTACCCCCGAATCCGAAGGGTTGGGCCCCAGCGCCACCAAACTGCGTATAGGGCATCGGTTGGCCGATCGATGCATTGCGCACAGCCGGATTTCCGTATGCGGCGGCAGCCGCCGCGCCGGCCGCACCGGGTTGCTGTTGCTGCTGATTGCGCTGCTGAAGCATCTGCATCGCCTGTTGCATAAGTTGCGGATTCATAGAACTCGTGCTGGCGCCCATACTGAACGGATAGGCCATCGAGGAACCACCGAATGCCGATGCATACGGGCTTGAACTCGCCAATTCAGGTGCCACCGTCCCGGTCATCGTCGAGCCGCCCATGCCGGAACCAATGCCAAACAGCGAACCGCTTCCGCCTATGCCAGACGGCCCAAGGGTCGATGACCCACCGAGCGACGAAGAAGCTCCACCGGCGCCGCCCATTAAACCGGTCGCATATCCTCCCGCGATCATCGGCGCTATCTTGTCGGCCACGCTGTTTATGCCGGAGAACTGATTCAGTGCCGCAGCGTCGCCGGGGTTGTTGTTGCGCATGTCCTGCCAAGCGCTCGATGTGAAATTGCCGGTAGGACTCAAAAGCGCGCCGCCAGGGCGGTTGTTGAATAGACCGCCGATTGCCGGGTCAAATCCGGGCACGCCGAGAGCAGCGCCGGCAGCCTGCCAGGGATGCTTTCCAATCTCACCGATGCTGTCTTGAGCGAACGGAATGATGTTAGTGAGCCAGGACATTAGCCCCCCCCGATAGCTGCGTAATCCACCTTGTCAAATCCGCTCACGTCGCGATACACCGCGTGCGGCGCGATCTCGCGCGCTTCGTCCGCCATGACGCCGATGTGTTCCGTGCCAGGCTCTTCCCACACGTAGCGGAATCGGTAGAGCGGCAGACCGATCGGCAAAATGTCGCCCGTCGCTCGAATATCTGCCTTCAGCCGACGTTCAGAGAACGCCCCCATTAGGCCGCCCCCGATGCCTCCGATTGCGCTTCCCCAAGGACCGAACATGCTGCCCATAGAAGCGCCACCCAACGCACCCCCCATCGCGCCGGCTGCCTGGTTCTGGTAGTAAGGCTGCGTCGATGTAGAGCTGCCGCCGTATTGGCCTTGAATCAGGTTCGAGTAATTGTTCAGCAGTTGCCACGGCGCATTGATCTGCGATTGCTGTAACGCCTGCTGATTGCCGCCCATGTTGTAAAGGTTAGTCGCCGCGGCGTTGATCGAATTGACCACGTTCGGCGCGTTCGTCGAGCCGGCTAGTTGCTGCTGAGACGCCGTGTTGTAGTTCTGCGAAAGACCTTGCGCACCCGCCAGCATATTGCCCATGTTCTGCTGGTACATATTGCCCAGCATGGTCGCATCGGTGTTGCCAAGCTGCGTCGCTAGGTCCTGCTGATTCTGGCTCACTGCGTTTCCATACGCACCCGAGCCGTAGCGGCCCGCCGCCTCAAAGGCGCTCGCCGTCTGCGGTGCCGTCGCGGTCTGATACGAGCGCGTGATCGCATCGTTCGCGGCATTCAAGGCACCCGTTTGGTACGGATTGTTCATCATCGATCCGTTGGCGAAATTCGAGAACGCCGAATTGCCAGGGTTCGAATTCAGGTACGCGCCGTTTTCGAGGTTCGTCGTGTAGTTCGCGGTCGCATTGTTCAGCGTAGGAGCGAACCCGAAATTCGTTCCGTTCGCTACGCCCTGTGTCGTATTCATCGCCTGCTGTTGCATCGGCGTGAATCCAGCAACCGAAGAAGCCGGGTTTGCTGCCTGTTGCGCGTAGACGCTGCCTGCTGAGTTGAATAATCCCGTTAGAAACGGTTGCTGGCCCGACCAAGGATCGGCCTTGGTGGTCGTCGTGGTGCTTCCGCCCCCGCCACTCATAATTCTTTCTCCAGATAAACATGCGTCATGTCGTAGTCAGGTAGCGCCTTCTTCCATCCTGGCCGCGCCTGGAGTTCCATTGCGTCGCATCCTTGCGACTTCGCCCAACATTCGATCTGAGCGATGCATTCCTTTTCCCACTCGCGCCTATTACGCCCTGTGACGATGCGGATCGTGCAGACCGTTTTCTTAGGGTATTTCGTGATCCGCGTCACACCCACTGCATAAGCTGTTTCACTGCGCCAAATCCACAATTGGTCGTCGCGTTCCAACAGCCCAATGCGAATGTCGTTGGCATCGAACTTGCCGCGGCTGCGCACACAAGCCGCCTCGATCCATGGACGAACTTCGTCCCACACGTCGTCGATCGACGTGAACGGAATACCGTAGAGCATGGGATCAGCCTATGAGAAGCACGCGAAACGTGCGATCAACGCTCGATGCGCTCGAATGCGTGAGAGTAGCGACGCCGTTGGCCTGCGACGACACATACAACCCTGAGAGGGCGCCCGCTGCGTTTGCGGTGAGCGGCTGGAACCCGAAAAACGTGTTCGCGCCGATCCGCGCGTCGGTGAAAGTCGTCGTTGTGACGTTTGCGGCGAGAGTAACCTCCGTAACCGCGTTCACCTTGCCCGCAAGCGCATTGCCGAGCGCCTGCGCGATCTGCCGGCGATGTTCTTTCTCGTTCGCCATCATCTGCGGCGGGACGGGATATCCTACGGTCGTCATTTGCGCCCCGTCGCGGTAATGGCTTCGTCGGGTATTTCGATGCCTTGCAAGTGTGTGAACGAGCCGGAGGTTTCGATACGCCCTCGCACATACCGCGCATCGACGCGCACCGGACATTCGCCATTGACATTGAGCGAACTCGCCGGCGAGAACGCGGGCGAATCCATCAGCCGATTGCGATAGCCGATCTGCACTGAGGGAGAGCCCCCGTCGATCATGGGTCGCGTCGTGCTCACGAACGCGCGCTTTCCCTGCCCTGCTATAGGCTCGATTTCAACCGTGTCTGCCGTCGCATTTGACGGCGAACCGGTGAAGTACGCCAGTTGATGCGATGGATTGAATGCTCCCATCAAAACCTGACCGCCCGTCCATACACGCGAGTCGAGCGAGAACGGAAGCGTGTCGAGGTTGTAGACCCCTCCAGCGTAACTATCGAGCGATTCGAGGGAGTAGCCCTGCGTGATGGCTCGGAAAATGTATTCCGCATTGACCTGAGCAAAGCCCCATTTGTCGAGAGTCCAGTTATAGACGAGAAGCGAATCGGGTACGCCTCCAGACGCAGCATTCGACGGATAGAGCCACATCACTAGGCGGTTGATGGGGTCCACAGCGCCCACCACATTGTAGAGATACGACGTATTGACCGTCGCCCAAAACGTCTTGTCGACTCGATCGACTCCGATTGGAACCGAGTTCGAACCGTCGAAGGCATAGAAGCCGTCTTCGCCGAGGTAATAGACGAGCGCACCAAGTTGAGCGATGCTCTTGGGAGCCGGCGTGCCGCGCACACCTTCCGCAGGTTGGAAGGCAAATACTGTTGGCGAGCCCTGAAACACGATCCGCCATATGCCGCGCTCAAAGAATACGGCACCGTCTGCCGTGCCGAGGTTGCCGACTAGGCCCATGATCCATCCCTGATCGCCTGGAATGATCTGAGAGCCAGCTAGCAATTGCGCCTCCGTCGTGCTGCCAGCCGTCGGCCAGGTCGTAGGATCGTCGATCGCGCACCATTGCACGCGCTGAGGCTGCGCTCCGTTCGTGCCGTCGAACGTGTTCGCCACCATCACGAAATCTTTGATCGTCGCGATGTAGCGGGCCTGAGGAGCCGATGTGGCTAGGTCCGCGAACGCCGTGCTCGATCCTAGGACGAACGATTGCAGGTTTTGCCCAGCCGAAGCGGCGATGATCCGGTTGCCGTACTGCGTGAAATACCATTTTTCACCGACGGCCACCGAATAGCCGCCGACCTTGCTCACATCCGAGAATGAGGAAGAACCAGGAGCCAGCTCGTAAAGTTTTCCGGCATCTCCGCAAAATAGGAAGTTGTTAGCGCCGGTGTCAATCGCCGTCAAAGCGCCAAGGCATTGAGACGCAAGCGCATTCGAGCTGTATGTCGACAGCGTGCCCACCGGGCCCCATGATTCCTTAGTGCGTGGAAACAGGTTCACTACGTTCGACGACGCACCGCGCGAGTTGTTCGCCGGTAGGTCCGGCGCGAAGTCGGCAATAGGGAGCAGCATCAGGCGGCCACCATTGCCATAGCCGAGCCGGATTGCTCTTCGGCGCGGTCAGCGAGCAGGAAGCTCGCGAGTTGATCCTTGTAATCGGCATCCCACCACTGCACCGCATCCGTGTCCTTGTTGAAAGCCGCGATAGCCTTATTGCAGGCCGCCAGCAGGATCAGCGGAATGTAGCTCGTCATCCACGTAACGGTGTTCGTGACCGTCAATTGCGGCGCCTTCTGCCAATAGATGCCGGAGATCGCATAGGCGCTGTCTGGGTATGGCCCGAAGACAAAGTTCTGACCATCGCGCGCGATGTATTGCGGCGTGCTGCTCGCCTGTCGATTCGGGTATTGCGTGTAGATGAACTCGGCGTTACGTCGCTCCAATTCCCACGTGTTACCGCCCGTCGAGATCAGCGCATACTTGAGCGCCAGGTAATCACTCGGCAGCGCCAGGACGCCGTTGCTGATTGATCCGCTGAGCGCTGTCTCCATGCGCCGCACGCCTACGCCCTTGTTCATCGCGAAGATATCGTTGTAGATCGTCTGCTCGGCGCGCTGGATGAAGTAATCGACGTAGTTCGCGATGTCGGTGCGAGCGTTCCAGTCCTGCACCGCCTGTTTGAGCGATGCATAATCGTAGATTCCCGCGACGCCGGCCGGATACGCCGGATTGAGCGGCTGGACGAAGTTGGTCATACGAGCGGCACCGTAGGTTGCGGAGGCACGCCGAACGCGCCATTCGAATACGTTGATCCGATGCCGACATACGCTCCGTCAGGAATTTGCACTACCGTTGCGTTGGGGGGCGCCTCCCATGTCGCAATTCCGTCCCACTCGATTACGTTCATGACAGTCCCGTTTTCGACGATGGCGTATGTATTCATGTCAGTCGTACTCGTAGACGATGACGCGCCCAACGGCTCCATTTGATCCGGCCGTTGCCGCAGTACTTTGCGTGACAGACGCCCCGTTTCCGCCGGAGCCCGACCCATTGGATGACCCAAGACCCATCACGGCGACACCTCCCGCGGCGGCGACGACAAAATTTGTGCTTTGAGATATCCCGAGAGCGCCTGCGCCGCCAGGAATGGAAACGAGCGTTGTTGCGCCGGTTATAGTGCATGCGGAAGGCGCAGCGGCACCCGTTTGACCCTGCGGCGGAGTTACGGCCGCGCTACCCGCACCACCAACGCCACCTGGGCACGAAATGATCGACCCGAAACTCGTTGTGCCACCCGATGTACCCGCATTCGTCCCAGCCGATCCGCCGGTGCCGGCCGCGCCAATCGTTACCGTTACGCCGCTGAATCCGCTCGTCACCCGAGCTTTTGCATACGAGCCGCCCGAACCAGATTGGGCTTGTGCGACTTGGCCCGCGCCAGTCGCTGAGACGCCGCCACCGCCGCCCCCAGGTGCCTGCACTTCGACGATGACGCTCGCGGTTCCGGTCGTCGGCGTGTATGTGCCGCTCGACGTGAACACCTGTACGCCGATGAGTGTCCCGGTCGGCAGGCCCCATACCGGATCAGAAGATGCCCCGGCGCTCACCAGCGCTTGCCCGGCGGTGCTCGGCGCAACCTGAGTCACTGCGGTCGTGCCCGCGCCCACCAGGACCGCATGCGAGGTCAGTGTGGCGCGCCCGGTGCCGCCCTGCGAAACCGACAGCGCTGTCGTCAGCCCGGAGAGTGATGTGATGTTCGCATTGGCGCCGGATGTGGCAATGGAGGAATTGCAGCCGAATCCCGATCCGCTCGTCCATTGAAGCGCCTGAGCTGAGCCATTGCAGCCCGTTACGGCTACCGCCGCAACGTTAGCGGTCGAGCCGGTTGCGTTGCCGAGCAGCGTGTTTGCACCGGCCTGAGCGAGATTGCCGTAGGTGATTCCGTTCGTCAGCGACTGGAAGGCGTAAGCGCCGGCACCCGTTCGAGTGAGAAAGCCGGTGCTCGCGAACCCGGTGATATTGTCGAGGCACGTACCGCTAGCGGCCGCGCAATTGGTGCCACCAGAGGCCACCGGAACCGGATTCGTGAAAGACGGCGTTGCGGCCGTCAGCGTGCCGATCACCGTGACGTTTTGATACGTCGGCGACGGGTAGCTTTGGGCGTCTGCGAATAGAGGGGCGAGCAACAGTGCCACCATGAACAACGGCAGCATTACAAACGCAAATACTGCCTTGCATAAGATTCGCTTGAGCATGATCAGGAAACCGAATACGTTCCGCCGTTGTTCCAGAGCTTGCCGGATGTCGCGGGGAGGGAGGTAGAAAGATCGGCCGGCAACGCATCGAGCAGGATCACGTCGTTGATCGGCTGCGTCGAGATATTCGGGCCGCTGATGACCTCTTGGTAGTGGCCGTCGGCCGCATAATACGAGTAGCTGCCGTTCGCGTCGGTCGTGAGCGGGTTCGTTGCGAGCGTCACGCCGTTGTCCGAATAGATCGTCGCCGGGGTTCCGCCAGGGTATGTGTTGATCTGCACCGACGCACCCTGAACCGGCAAACCCGTCGTCGCGCTCGCGATGGTGTTCATGCGCTTTTGCATCAAATCACCCGATTCGTCGTGCGGAAGGCGGCGTACTCCGGGCCCTTGAGGATCTTCTTCACAAAGGGCCAATGCTCAGGCTTCATGAAGTCCCAGCCGTAGCGGAACTTGATGTCGAGCAGCACGACCTCGGGTACGCGCATGGTCTGGTGAAACTCTCCGATCCGGCTGCACGAGCCTTCGGCCACACGTTGCTCATGATTGAGCTTGAGCACGCCCTCCACGTCGGCCGTATAGCGAAGATGAATCTTGCCGTCCTCTTCGTGATAGGTGATGCGCTTGCCGTCGGCGGTTTCGTCGCGATCGGCAACCGGCGAGGACGTTTCGAGGTTTTCGGTATGAGCATCCATGGCGAGCCTCAATGCGTGGCCGGAATAATGTTCAGGTTGCCAGTGGCTGCGCCGTCCTGAATCACGGCGATTTCCTCACCCGGCGCGACACGCACGAGCATGGGCGGATCGCTTGCTTTTACAAGCATGTCGGTTGCCGTTGCCGTAGGGGACATTCCGATCGCAATATGGCAATTTCCCGTCGCCGACACGAACACGGCTTGATATCCGTCAGCGCTCGGGTCGAACGCGGTCGAGGCAACGGACGACGCGCCAATCGTGAGGTTTTGGCCCTTGCCGGAGATTGGCCGCCACGGGCTAAGAGGACTCCATCCCATTTCGATGCTCCAAAAAAATGGCCGACCCGAAGGCCGGCCCAAACACCTGCGGAGGTGACTCTTAGCTGTACGTGCCGACGGCGACAGATTGCAGCGTCGCTGCGGTCAGGCTCGTTAGCGTCACGACGAATTCGCGCCACGTGTTTTGTGCGATCGTCATCGTGCCGGTCAACGTCCAACCTGTATTGGTCGTCGTCGTCCATGCGAAGTTGGCGCTCGACGCATTCGTGATGCGCAGCCGAAAGGACGAACCGATCGACGGCGCATACATCGAGCCGACCAGATTAGCCACCGTCGGAAGCGTCAATGCAGCGCCCGCTCCTAGCGTGCCAGTCATCTGGATATCGACCGTATCGGTGCCGCTCGCAACGCTGGCCGCCGTCAGTGTCGCCGCCGACGTGGCCGTGTTGGCCGTGAAGCCCGAGGTGGGCGCCGCATCGAGCACGCATTGCCATGCACCCGGAGCCGCTTCGATGAACGTCGCGCCCGAATACGGCGGGAATGCAATTCCAGTCGCACCGGCAATGCCGTTCACCGTGTCCGAACCGTTGCCGTAGACCTGGATCGGGTTGGCCGTGTTGTTGATGAGCAAAATGCGATCGGTGCCCGAGCCGACGATAGGCAACAGCACGCCGTCGCCGTTGTTCGTACCGGTCGTCGCTGCGGTGGAAGTATTGACGGTCGTAATGTCCGCCGTGATGAGCGTGGCGCCCGCCTGCGTGCGCGTGGTGCCCGCCGTGATGATGCTGCCTGCCATATTCGCCTCTCTTGATTCAGGAAAAAGAAAAGGCGGCCGAAGCCGCCGTCAAGCGCGAGCGAATACGCTCAGCCGTTCGTGTCGAAAATCGCTGCGTGGGCGTGCTCGTTGCCCATCTGTAGCGTGTACTCGACGAGCAGTTCCTTCTTGTCCGAGTCGCCGGTCTTGGCGAGCGGGATCGTCTGGAACGGACGAAGGTAAGCGACACGCACGTAGTTCGGGTTGATGAAGAAGATGTCGCCCGAGTGCGCGAGGAAGATGTCGGGGATGAACTTCACGTCGCCGAAATCCGACTCGTAAATGTTCACGACCGTCGGCAGCTTCTTGCCATCGACTTCCGTAAAACGCGTACCGGGACCGGTGAACGCGCTTACGTTCTGCTTGTTCACCGACGATACGAGCGCGTATTCCGGGCAGTCACCCGAACTGTTGAACGCCTTCTGCAAGGCTGACTTGACCATCGCTTCCGTGACGGCAACCGTCGTGCCGTTATAGGTGCGCGTGTTCGAGCCATCCGTCCAACCGTTCGAAGCGACTGCCGGGTTGGCACCCGATGGCGAGCCGCCAGTCTGGAACACGACGTTTTGCTGCAACCATGCGGGCAGGCCGGCGATCAAGCGGGCCGTCGACGACGAGCCGGCGTTCTTGGCCTGGTTATAGGTCAAGATGCCTTCCATATCGCGTTTCAGTTCCTTCGACTTTTTGAGCAGCTGATAGCCCATCTTGTTCGAACCGCCGGCCGCGACAACCGCCTGGGACGTACCCGAGATCTGCACGACCTTCGTGCTGATCTGCGTGTAGTTGCCCATGCGCGCCGTCACCGCGAGGCTTTGCGCCGTCGGATCGTCACCTTCCACCGACGCGTTGTTCAGGTTCTGCGCCGCGAGTTGGTCGGTATCCCATTCGTGATTGGTCTGCTTGGCGGTCGCCTTCTTCGCCATGTTCAGGAACGGGGTCTTGTAGGGATCGACGTTGTAGATGGCGTCGATCAGGTCTTCACGGATGTTCTTCTGCGTGAAGGTTTGCATCGTATTTGCGGGAACGCTCACTTTGGGCTCCAGGGATCATGTGAACAACGAGAAGACAGCGGCTTGCGCGTCCTCGTCAGTCGGGTTCTTGTTGAATCGCTCGATGGCAGCCGATCGGCGCGCATCGTTCGGGTTCGCATTTGTCCGAGATCCTGGGGCGGCCGCTGGGGGCGCTTGCCGAACCTGTCTCAACACTTCCGGGGCCTTCGCTTGGAGGTCCTGATATCGCGCCGCATCACGCAGAATCAGCATGTAGCGGTGGTCGAATATCTGGTTCAGCTCGGCGTCTTGGAACCCGAGGTTGCGGGCGTACTGCGAAATCTGTTGGCGGTCCCTCTCAAAGGCTGCTGGATTGCGCCATTCGGGGACTGCTGCATGCAGCCTCTCGCGCTCTGCGGCGAGGTTCTGCTGCATGAGTTGCTGTTGCTCGGCCTGCGCGGCGGCTTGGTGCTGCTGCACCTGACCGAGGAACTGCTGAATCTGGCCCTGGCGCTGTTGGAATTCAGCGTTGAGCGCGGCGAACTCGGCTGGGTTGTTCTGCCGAAGCGTGTTCCAGTCGACCTTTCCGAAATCGTGGTTGAGCATCTGCAACGCGAGATTGCCCATCGCCTGATGCTGGCTCAACGCCTGCTGCGTGGCCTGACGCCACTGCGTGCGCTCTTGCTCAAGCGCCTGCTTTTGGTTCGATACCTCGATCGACTTGTTGTTGACGTGGCCTTCGAGCTGGTACGACTTGATGACCTCGGCCAGCGGGACAGCCTTCTCGACTCCATCGATCTTCACCGTCACCGGGAGCGCCTTCACCGACTCAGGATCGACCTTGAGCGACGTGAGCAAATCGTCGAGGCTCGCATAGGCAGGCGTTTGTTCGCCCTCGGCCTGTTGCTCCGATTGCTGGCCGTCCTGCTGGACTTGCGTGTCGTCGCCCTTCTCTTGGCCTTGGGCCACCGCCGCGTCGTCTTGCTGGCCAGTTTGAGCGGACTGCTGCGTGCTTTCCTGCGCACGCCGCGTGTCGTCCGATCCTGCGCCGTGCGTCGGCTCGAATGCGCCGTTGTCGTACAGGGACTGGAACGAGGATTCATCCGCATTGGAATAGTCCGCGGCGCCCGTCTGGGTGGTCGCTTGCAAGTCGCTCATTTCGTGACCTCAAAAAGAAAAAGGCCCACCGAAGTGAGCCTTTGTATGGAAATCGTATGGTCTATCCGAATATCTGGAAGCGCTTCTTGCGCTCTTCCTGCTGCGTCAACTGGAACTCGGCGATCTCGCCCGTCTGCTTGATCTGCTCAAGGTACTTTTCAAGCGCATCCCAGCACTGGCGCATGACGATCAGTCGCGTGTGCATCGTCTGATCCGCGAGCGGGACCGAGCACATTTGCCGCTCGATGCCGTCGAGCACGTGCTTGCGCGCTTCCAGAAACACCGTCGAGTCGAGCACCTGCGCGGCATCGCCGCCCTTCCTCACTTCGTCTTCAAGCGCCACCGCGCACCTCCGACATGTCCTGATTCATCACCTGACCGGCGTTGGCCGTGGCGTCCTGCTTGAGCTGCGAGGCCACAATCTGCGCCAGCGCGCGGAAGATCGTTTGGAATTCGGCCGACTGCATTTGAGCCTGTTGCGTCGCCGCGTCCGTATGTGCCTGCTGTGCGCCGTGGATCAGCTCCGCTTGCGCTTGCTGCTGTTCTGCGTTGGCCTTGGCCTGGACAGCCTGCAATCGCATCTGCTCGATCTGCTGATCGCCCTGCACCTTGATCTGTGCCGCGGCGATGCGCGGATCGGGCGGCTGATGGGCTTTCTGCGACTGCATCTGCTGATACTCGGGAGAATCCGGGTCCATCACGAATTGAGTCGGGTTCTCGAAGCCAAGCAAGTGAGAGAGCGCCTTGAACGTCTCATAAGCCTGTTTCGGCCCGACCAGTCCAAATGCTTGGCCCACCTGGTTTTGCGCCTGCGCCAGCATCATGAGGTTCTGCCGCGCCTCTTCTCGATTGCCGGAGCCCAGGCCCACATTGATGCTCACCTGGGTGCGCTCGCGCCATTGCGACGGGTCCACGTCCACCCAGCGGCCGGTAAGTTGCAGCGTCATCGTCTTGTCCTGGTGACGCATGAGTAGCCGGTGAAGCTTGCCGAACACGTCTTTCACGCCCTCGGCTAGCAGTCGGGCCACGAGTTCGACCTTCAGCGCCGCCGCGCTCATGGCCGCAAGCTGGCCGCCCTTCGTCACGTCCTGCAATGCATCGGCATCGACGCCCATCGTGTCCTTGCCGATGCCGGTGCGCATTTCACGCTGCAGGTCGCAGTATTCGAGCGCCGGCACGATCTGCCCCATCATGTTCGACGGCGTGGTGAGCGGCAGAATCGAGTTTCCTGGCGCGCCGGTGGTGCGTACGATGCGCCCCGGCCGACTGATGAGCATGTCGCCCATGTTCACGTTCTGCCAATCGACCGCGTAACCCTGGTTGTTCGTCAGGTAGAGGTTGTCGAGCGCCTGGCGGAACAGCGTCGTCTTGATGACTTGGAGGTCGTACAGCAAGTCGTAGTAGCTGATGCCCGTGTGCCGGTGCGGCATGCGGATCGGCGAGCAGTACGACAGCGAGCATTCCTCGCACTCGTCGTTGTCGAGCACCTTGTCGCCGGCGACCACCACGCGGCGCAGCTCGGCAATGCCGTCTCCGTCGAAGTCGATGCGGATCCAGACGATCCGAAGTTCGACCTGCTGACTGGCCGGATCTGCCGACTCTTCCTCGCTTAGTTGGTCCGTCACCTCGTCACGCGCTAGGGCGATCAGCTGTAGATACGTCGGCTCGGCGATCTCGATCGCGTTCACTGCGTCGGCCGGGAAGCCCATTTCGAGCACGTCCGACCGCAGTACTTTGCGCTTACGCTCGACGAACGGCGCATCCTCAAAGCCGCGGCGAGCCTGCGGCGATACGAGCACTTCCTCGGGCGGCACGCACTCGACGCGTGGGCGCTTCTCGATCGTCACGCGGCGCAGCTTCACGTCGAAGCACGTGTATTGCTGCTGCCCCATCGGTCCGGCGATTAGTTCGTTCTTCTCGGTCTGCTCAAGAATCTCTATCTCGTCGTCGGTCTGCATCAGCATGACGAGCGCGTTCTGATCCAGTCCGCTATACGTCTCGACCGTCGCCTTGCGGCGCTTCTCCCACCACGAATCGATATAGCCGTTGCGCAGTAGCAACGCATCCTTGAAGAAGTCGTGCAGCACGAAGAAGCCGTCGTTGCGCTTCATGAACACGTGATTGACGACTTCCGTCTCGATCTCGGCCTGTTGCTCGTCGTTCGGCGTTTCCGGGTCGAACTGGCACGGCTTGCCGCTGGCGAACATGCGCATGAGCGTTGGCATGATCCACTCGACCGTGTCACGAAGCTCCGGCAGCACGATCTGCGAGCGATCGTCGATCTCGTTGCCGAGCGGGCGCGCGTAATAGGCGTTCAGCGCGTTATAGCGGTCGATTTCGAGCGTCGTCATGTCCTGGCCGGCCGGCTTGATGCTGCCACCGACAGAAGGCCCGACCGATTCGCTTGAGCCCAAAGCCGCCTTTTCGTACATGCCGATTTGGACCAGCAACTCGGCGTCGGTCATGCGCTTCTTAGCCATTGCTGTCCTTGGGCTTCGGGCCGGGCTTGCGCTGTTCGAGCCGCTCGATACGCAACTCAATCGACGCCGTGTGCGCGAGCAATTCCTGACGCGTCATGCCGCCGAAACGCTGCTCAAGCTCCGCGACGCGCTTCTCCAACGCCTCGACCTTTGCTTCGGTTGCGATGCTCATTTCTGCTTTTGCCTCAATTCGAGCGAATCGTTTCTTTCCGGGGCGCGTGCGTTGAGTAGAAACAACTCAGACGACTCCGCTCTTTGGGTATTGGATCGGCTTCATGACCTGCGGCTCTTGCCACACGACCATGCCAAGGCCATACGCGTCGCTGCCGTGGCTCGACCAGTCGTGCTCAGGTCCAAGGCCAATGCCACGTTGCTCGTCGCGCTTCTCGTGATACCAGCCGAGCGCCGCACGGCCTGCTTCGGTCGTGGATTCGTGGAACCGCACCTGGGGGAACAGCACGCGAGCCCGTTCGATTCGCTGCGTCGCCGCGCCTTTGCCCTGATTCGGCACGACCGTGACTGTATAGCCAGCCTTACGCAGCGCCGACTCGTAGCTCACGTCGTAGACCTTGTCCTGCGTCGCGCCGTCGTGCGGCACCCAGAACTGCGCACGGTCAGGCGTATAGCCCTGCGACCGACACCACGCGATGTGTGCGTCGAGCGGCTGGCCGATGACCTCGTAGTAGTTGACGACGCGGATCTCGCGCCCGATGAATTGCATGGCCCACAGAGCAAATGCATCTGCCCGCGCGCCGGTCCCGCCAATGTCGGCAAAGAGCCGAATCGTCATCAGCGGATCAGCCGGGTAGAAGCCGATGCGGCCGTCGTCCTTGGCCGTCTGCAAGTGCTTGGCCCAATAGGCACCGGAGAGCGCCGTGACGTAGCCGCCCTCCCAAATGTGCTCGTACTGCTCCGGCTGCATGCGCAGGCAGTCTTGCCGCTCCTGCTCAAGCTCCGCCGTGAACCATGGGTTGTCACGCCAGTTGGCGCGCACCACGAGCGCGCCAGTCGGGTTCTCCGGGCCGCGCAGCATCACGTCAACCGGATCGGTGCGCCGCCTCGGGTTCCACGAGAACCAAAGCTCGGACGCAGTAGCGCGAATCGTCGGGCGCAGCAGATTGAGCGAGTTGAGCGTCGCGGTTTGCGCCTCTTCCCACCACGCGCGCTTAAAGCCTTCGAGCGACTTCACCGACTCGCTCGTGTAATCGTTCATGCCTTTGAAGATCATGATCCCGTCGCCGGGCGTCTGGATCACGTCCTTGTAGACTTGGAAGCCTTGCGTGTCGTATAGGCCCATCCGGCGCAATTTCGTCTCGATCAGCAGCTTGGACGACTGCGCCAAATCCTTTTGGACCTCGCGGATACACACCGCGCGCATGCCTTCGCCAGATTCACCCGGCTCGGCCATGCAGTCCTCGATCAGCTTCTCCGCAAAGAAATGCGACTTGCCCGATCCCCGACCACCCCATGCACCCTTGTAGCGGGCAGGCTCAAGCAGCGGCTCGAATACGGCCGCTGTGTCCATCATGAGTTCGCTCATTTCGGTCGGATGATCCGACGAGTGATTGTTTCGATGCGGGCTTCTACTGGCCCGCCATCTGGACCAGTAAGCTCCGTTTGGACGCTCGACAATTTGGCGTGAATGTAAGGTGCAGCATCACGCGCGAACGACGCAGCTGTTTTGAGATCGCCGGCGTCTCGCGCCGAATGCATGGCTTCCAACATGACTTCTAGCGGCGTAACCCCGGATGCGTGAGCCTTCTCCGCAATCTCGCGGGTCTTTTGCGTCACGGAGCCAGTTTTCCGTCCCGCTCCTGGGCGTTTTCCACCGCGTGCCATTTTTGATTTCCTTTGATTAAATTCAGGCCTTAGGCCACGAAATCAAAGGGTCCACCCCATAGCTAGTAAGCGCATCCCTGACCGCCTGCTCGCCACAATCCTTCATCAGAGACCGAACCAAGCGCACGAACAGCCCGGAAATGTCATGATCAAGCGCGTACAAATTGCCGTGCTTCGCATACTCTTTCGCGGCTCGGGCAAGAGCGGGCGCCAACTGCATTAAGCTCGCAAGCGACCACGGCGCGCGCTTTCCAACTCTCTCGCGCGGATGCCATATGCCACCAGGGGCAATGTTCGTCAAGTTTTGAAGCCCAATATCGTCAATGATGGCTTTCTCAGCGGCATAGGCTTCAGCCTCGTCATGGAATCTAGCAATGACGTTCTTTTCGACCTGAAGCCCAGACGCCCATATATCGCGAATTACATTGCACTTCGGAGATTGGACACCGCGCTCGGCTTCCTTCTCGTGCGCGTGAATGCGATTTCCCTTCCCCTTTCCGACATAGAACACGTCATCAGATCGCGGATCCCGAAGCTCGTACACGTAGAAGCTCATATCAGTGACACCCGGCCCCGACCTGGAAATAGCCGATAGCGAATACGATGCCGCACAGCACAATGAAGCCGATCAGGCGGTACAGCGCGCGCATGTCAGTCGTCCCGGCCCAGGGCTTCGAAGGCCGCATGACTTTGCGGGTGCGATGCTTCCCGGCTGCGATGGTTCTTCGCCGTGCGCTCGCCGCGATTCGGGAACGCCTTGTTTGCCGCCGCGTCGATCTTTTTCTTTTCAGCCGGCGTGGCGAAGCGCTCATAGCTCTCGGCAGCTTTGATATGCGCCTTGTCGTTGAGCGGGAAACGGCCGGTTGCTTCGCCCTTCGGCTTGCCGCCGGCGAACTCCTTAGCTGGCATTGCCTTGCGTTGCTGAGTCGTCAACTTCGCCATTTCGGGCTCCAAACGCAAAAAAGCCCACTGGCTGTTGCCTAGTGGGCTTCTAATGTAGATGGGCTGAGAGCGGCCGGCGCTGATCTCCGACTTTCCATGTGGCGTGCGTTGGTAGCGCTACGAGATTCTGCCCTTTCGGCGCCGGGTCGCCACTCCCGGCATGGGCATATCTTCCGACCCGCTATTCCGCTGCGCATCAGCCTGCGCATTCACTCTCACGACTGGCGACTCTACTTGGCCAAGTCTATTTACCGCCGCGTGTCCGCAACGGAGAATCGCCATGCGTTAGAGCGAACTTGGCCCGGACCAAAGGCCAAATCGCTCGTCAATCGACGGTTTCTGTCATCTCCTCGCGATTATAAGACCCCCTTATTGGCTTTGCAAGGGTCGCAAAATCACCGAGCATTGCGAAGATGGCGCGCTGGGCGTGTGAAAGAGCCAATTCCCAATGATGGCCGTTCCCTCGACCTTGCTTGATGCGAAGGCGTCGGCAGATCATTGAGGATGGGGCTTTCCAGACGTACCACATTTTCAGTACGTCCTTGTCCAGTGGCATCAAGCGCTTCCATGCTTCGTTCACAAGCGCGGCGTCACGCTGATCGGGTTGCGGCGGTGCGGCTCGAATCTCGCGCCATCCACCGCCGCGGTACATGCCTTCGGCCGACGCAATGGGCGGACCGCCCCCGCCCGATGACCATTGCGCGCGTGCCCAGTTTTCCAATCTCTCCTCAATCGCGTGTAGATCCATCTTCACCATCCGAAAAGTCGCGCGAACCATCCGAGCTTGATGTCTTCCTGCGGCTGGACGTAGACGATTGACCCAGCGTCAGGCGCAGGCTCCGGCGCGGGCTTTTCTTCGAATAGATTCGCGTCGGGGCCGCAAATGCTTTCGCTCTGCCCTCTCAGTCCGCTTTCAAACTTACCGATGCGCGCGTCGGCACACGAGAGGGTCAATGATCCGTAGACGCAATCGCGTGCGGCATTCGGATGGGCGCACATTGGCCGCGCCTCGATCTGTCGGCCATAGGCTGCGAGCTGCACCTGAAGCAATGGATTGGCCAACGATACGTGTTTGCAGTCCTTGCAGAGTTTCATCCGAGGCTCCGCATAAATGCGCGATGGGCGGCGCTGTCGAATGTTTCGAGCGGCGGCTCCGTTTTTTCGTGCGATTTCTCCCGCTCTTTTTGGAGACGCTTGAGAAACGCATTGTGTTCGCCGCACTGGTTCACGCCTATAGGCCATGGCCACGCTGCGCTAGCGTTTTGGTTCTGCATATACTGCGCTTGGAGTTCTAAGGTAGTAGGCCTATTCACCATCGCCGATTCCGGGTTGTCGCGCGTGCGCGCGTCGATTTCTGAGCACATCTTTCCCTCACGTCAAAGTGCGCAGCGCCGGAGCGCCGCAATTTCGGATGCGTTGAGTTCGTTTTTCTGAGCCAGAAACGTAGGCTCGAAGTCGGAAAGGTCGATGATGAGTTTCGATTCCTGCGGTACGTTCTCCGGCGCCCATCGGCTGAGTGCATAAGCCTCTACTTCCGTATCTGGCGCGATCGTCAGATATCCGTCCGCGCTCATCTTTGCTTTCATTCTCGCTCCTTCTTCAATCGCCGGACTTCGGCACGGTAAAACGCTTTCAATTCGACAATCTCGGGGATAGTCAGCTTCTTCGGCTCGTGCGGGCCCTCGATCCACTCCACCTTATCCTGGCCGATCTTCTCGATCAGATTGATCCGATAGGCCACGAGGAAGCCCGAGTGATGCCGATTGCACGGGAGGCACTGCTTATGCACGTTGAGCGGCTCGAACCGCAATGCCGGCGACGACCCGCGCGACAAGTAATGCCCGGCATCCCATTGGCCGCCCCATGACGCCGGCCGCCTGCACGAAATGCAGGGGTCGTCCGCATCCCGCAGGCGGATCCACGCATTGAACGCCGCCTGCGACTCCCGCAAGTGCTCGCCCCTTGTCTTGACCTTATCCAATGCCTCGCGTCGGCTCCTGCGCTCTTCTCGCGCTTCCTGCGCGGCTTTCCG